CTTAAGTTCATGACTGCCAGACCGGATCCTTAAACGCTACCGGATTACCGGGGATGATTTCGTTCAGTTCCAAAAAGACTTGCTGCATGGCCGTCACTTCCAGTTCGTGATACACCTGCATGGCTTTTTGCATATCGCCAAAGCCGCCGACATTGGCCGGGATGATGGCGGCTAAGCCTGGGTAAACCCGATGCATGGCCAGCATTTCCATTTCAGTCACTTCCTTGATGGCCTGAAATTCATCTTTGCTGCCGATGTTGCCGACCGGGATGATTTTTACAGGCTCTTTGTTGCCATTTGCGCGCGGGATGTTTAAATACAGGCTGCGGAAGTTGCCGGGCCCTTTGGACTGCTTGACCTGGTTTTCGATGGCCTTGGCGGTGGCTTCGTCCAGGTTGGCATCGGCTGTCACCAGTATGTAACCCATGTGAGCGCCGTTGATGAAATACTTACGCCTAAACAAGCTGGCATCCTCGCTGAGCAATACCGATTGAATCCCGCCCAAATACTGCGGCATGCCGTAGATGCTTTGCTTTATGTCAGGCTCTTTCAGGTGGATCACTTCACCCGGTTGATATTCTATAGTTTGCTGTCCCAGCGTGAATTGATTGCTGTTATCCAGCAGCCGCACAAACACCCCGGATTTCTTGTGAGGCCGCATAGACAGCGCAGGCAACCAAGCCAGTCTAACCACTTGCCCCAAACGGTTTTTAAACGCTTGAAAGTAAGCATTGCCTGTCACCACGTAATCCAAAGCCGCGCGTTTGAAATCCAAAGATGACAGCAAAGCCGACGGTTTAAACCATTTGGCCAGCATGTTCTTTTTAAAGTGCAGGATGGGCCCATGGTAAGCATTGGCGCTCATCAGGTTAGCCAAGCCGGTTAAGTCAACCGGTGGCCGGTAATAATCGCCGCCCACGTCCAAAAACACGCCTAAATAATCGGTGACATTGCTGGTTAACACCGGCTCCGGATCACCAAAGGCAAACACCATGGATTTGCCGGTCGATTGTTCAGTTTCAGTCTGTTCTAGCATCGTTTGTGTCATGTCAGTTCCTAGGCTTGCGCCAATTGGCCGCCTGCTTTCACAAAGGCTAGGCGTAAGGTTGTCAGGCTGTTTTCATGTTGTCCGTAGCCAGCACCGGGCAAGCTGGCCCAAATGCGGCGGCATTTACGCACAGCTTCATCAAACCGCCCGGCGTCAATATCATCCAGCGCCTTGCATTCCTTGATTTGCTGCAGTGCTACTTTATCTTGTGAGTCGTGACCAAAATCCGGCAATTGCAATTGGGCTTTGTAAACTTTCCAATAGCGAAATAACAATTGATAGCGACCGGCGGCGGATGAATAATTGTTGATGCGCTTGATATATACGTAAGGGTGCGGGTGGTCGTGATAGCCATCAAACAGCTTGCCGCCTACCATGACGTTGTAACCGCGATCCCCTAAATGGGCGGTCCCTTCTGAAACGGCGATCATGTCTAAAAAGGCCTTTCTGTTTCGATTCATGCGGTCACCTATATTGTTTCTTTTTTGTTGCGGTTCCAGGAAGTTATCAACCATGATTGTTTCCATTTAGTGGCTAAAAGTGACGGTGGTTTTGCGGCCATCGTTGTTGATCGGTTCGTAAATCAAGGCGTGCATAATTGACCAGGCGATGTCGGCATGACCGCTTTCAACGCTACGGCTGCTTGCATAGGTGATTTGCCCGCTGTTGGTGGTGGTTTTGCTGATCATTAAAAAGGCGCGGGTGATTTCGTTGTCACCGGCCAGATACTGAAACCGCCCGGTATTGATCACATCCAGCGACTTCACAACCAGCTGATTTTTCATGTCCATGCTGTAATGAATCGGCGTGGCGTTTGGATAAAAGTCGATGACCTTTTCGTACACCCCGTAACCGATGCCGGTGGTATCGATGCCTAGATGCACGATGTTGTAACTGTCCTTAATTTCTTTGATGCGGTTGGCTTGGTAGTCGAAGTTTTGGCCGTGATAGCTTTTGGTGCGCAATACCCGCCATTTATCCGACGGTTTCAGCGGTACCGCAAGCAATGCCAAACTGGCGTTGTCTCGGGTGCGGCTGGGGTCGTACCCAGCTGAAACGGGTTTGTTGGCAAAGGGGCGGTCAGATCCGTCGATATAATCTTTCCAGTCGTCGATATCGACGGTGCAATCCAGCAAGCGCGCCAAGCTGAATACCGACTGGCTGTCGTCGATAAACTTGCACATAAACAGATTCTGGAAGTCATCTTCTGAGTATTCGATCTGCAATTCGTCAATATCAAACAAATCACAGCCTTGCGCCTCAGCATCCTTAACCGTGACCATATGCCGCCACTTTTTATCCGGTCCGTACCAACCGTCTTTCAGGTTTTTATGTGACACATCGAATTCGATGCGTTTGTCATCGGCCTTGCCTTTATTGAACTCTTCCCCGGCCCATTCGCCATACGCTTCATGACTGATGGCACTGGGCGTGCTGAATAGCGTGGTCGTCCACTTTTTATGCGATGCCATGCCGCTGGCTACTTTACGCAGCCGCTTGAACTTGGGTATCCAGAAAAACTCATCGATATACAAATCACCGTGATAGGACTGCGCGGTGTTGCTGTTGGTAGACAAGAATCGCAGTTCAGCGCCATTGCTCAGCAAAATAACCGTGGTGCCTTTCAGTTCAAGCTCGAAATGCTGCAGCGCAAAGGCGATGATGTAGGCTTTAAAGACTTCCGCCTGGTCCCGGCTGGCCGACAGGAATATTTGGTTTTTGCCGGTAACGATGGCTTTGTTAAAGGCTTCCCAGGCAAAGTAGAACGTGGCGCCGATCTGCCTGGATTTTAAAATGATGCGCGTGCGGTCGTTGCGATGTTCCCACCAGGTTTTTTGATAGTCGTAAAACAGCTTTTCCCGTACTTCATCCAGCAGTTGTTCGGAAATTCCGGACACATCATTTTTGATTTTCTTTTCGCGCGGTTTACGCTCTTTTGTGCTGCCTGCCGGTTTGGGTTGTCGGTAATCGGCTTCACCCGGCACGTTGATATAAATGGGATGGCCTTTGCTGATGGCTTCCCCTTCCATTTTGATTTTGTAGGCTACAGCATTGTCTTTTTGCAGCTTGCCAAACGCCTCGGTCAGCTTGATAAATTCATCCAGCTGCGCAGGCGTTTTATCCAGATCGGCTAAAAAGTTGATACGCCTGGCCAGCGCAATTTCAATTGTGTCGGGTGGGCAGAAATTATCCCAAGCCTCAGCATCCCGCCAGTTGTAAAGCGATCGAGCCGTCATGCCCAAGCGTTTGGCAATATCCTGTATCGATGCCCCTTTGATATACATCTGCTTGGCCAGCTGCTTTTGTTCGGGTGGGATTACTTTTGCCATGATTTACCGGATAATGATTTTTCACTCATTATCAGGTGTAAATATCCGCAAAACGCCTGCTGAATTTTCTGAAAATTCCTATATTAATAAAATAGGTATCAATAGGAACAAACCCTATTGAATACAAGCTTGAAAAGTTTAATCTGTGTGTCAATTCCACCTGATTTAGAGTGAAACATGGCAGGCAGAGTCTTACAGACCGATTTCAAGCGCATTGGCCGCAGCGGACCGACCACTGATGGCCGCGTGATAGATCCAGCCTGGATTGATGAAATGGCCGAAAGCTACAACAAAGAAATCTTCACGGCTCTGATCTGGCCTGATCACATGCGGTTTCAAAATTACGGCACGGTTGATGCGCTACGCGCCACTGACAATGATGAAGGTGGGCGCGACCTTTGGGCGATTTTATCGCCCAATGCTTTTTATCAAGCCGACAACCGCTTTGGCCAACGCCTGTTTACCAGCATGGAAATCAGCTTTGATTTTCGCAAGTCCGGCAAAGCGTATCTAACCGGTTTGGGTGCTTTGGACGACCCAGGCAGCGTGGCCACCACAGAAATCCGCTTCAGCAAAAACAATACGCAGCAATTTGGCGCTGTGACGCCCTTTATCGAAGCGCATACCCAAACATTTGAAGACCAAGCGCCAAACAGCCTGCTGGATCAAATCAAAGCCTTATTCAAAAACCAACCCACAGAGGACAACGACATGGCCGATAAACAAGCCCTGGAAGCATTAAAAACGGAAGTGGCCGAAATTAAAGCCATGTTTGCCAAGCTGGCAAAGGACAACGGTGGTGACGACGAAAACACCGACGAAACACCCGATCCAACCGCTGCAGCGTTTGCCAAGTTAAACGCCAGACTAGATGAATTGGAAGCCAAGTTTTCCAAAACCCCGGCAGCATCAAGCGGCGATGGCACAACCACAGTTCTAGTGGCTGAACTCACCGAAAAATTTTCAGCACTCGAAACCAAGCTGAATCAGGCCCTGACAGAACAACCAGGCACCGAAGGCGGCGAGCATTTTGGTGCTGGCGATGAAACAGCCAGCCTGTACATCTAACGGACAACCTAACAAGGAATAATCATGAGTCAGCCATTATCAAAACAAGGCCAAGCCCGCTTAACCGCATTGTTTGCAGCCACCGCTGCCGCGTTTGGCGTAGCGCCATCGGATCCGCGATTGGGTCAGCACTTTAACCCATCATCACAGCAAGCCGTTCAGTTTTTCCAAAACCTGAAGCGTAACGTGGTGGCTGATGCGTTGTATGCGGCAACCTTGCCACTGCAACAAACCCTGATACCAAAAGCCGTACAGCTGGCCAATCCGTTTTTCTCCAGCTTGCCGATGATTCCGGTCACGGATACCACCGGTCAAAAGGTTATTTTGGGTTTGACGGGTCGCGTAGCCAGCCGCACCAACACAGGATCAGGCGAACGCACGCCCAAGCGCTTAAACCAACAAGACAACCAGGACTGGACGGTTAAGCAAACCAACTTTGACGTAGCTTTGTCTTATGCAGACATCGACGCTTGGGCAAAATTCCAGAATTTCGAAGCGCTGTATATGCAAATCGTCCGGGAAGCGATTGTTAACGATATGCTAGTTACAGGCTGGTACGGCACATCTGCCGCAGCGGGTACCAACATCGTTACCAACCCTAACCTGCAAGATTTGAACATCGGCTGGTTGGAAAAAATCCGCACGTTCAACAGCACTTCACAGCATGTTGGATCGGGTGTTTCGATTGGTGCTACCGGTACTTACAAAAACCTGTCTGAAGCGATCCACGACATTAAACAAGTTGTGTCGGCAGCGTTCAGAAATCGTGGTGATTTGGTGGCCTTGGTGGGTGATAACTTGTTGGTTTCTGCAATGGATAAATTCTACGAAACCCACGGCAATACACCGACTGAAAAAGCCTTGATCAATGGCGTTGTGACATCCGACTTTGGCGGCTTGCCAACCTTTAGCCCGCCTTTCTTCCCGAATGGCACTATTGTCATTACCCCGCTATCGAATCTGGCTATTTACTACCAAGATTCCAGCATCCGCCGCACCCAACAAGATTGGCCAGCGAAGGATGAGGTCCGCGAGTTTAACAGCATGAACTTGGCTTATGTGGTGCAAGAAGAGTTTGCCACTGCCATGGTCGAAGGCATCACGCTGGTTTAATCGGGAATAATCATGGAATTAGTCAGCAAAATCGCACGGATTAAACAGCAACAACTGCAGGATGCAGCCGACGGCCAACCCGTTGCAACCGACACTGCATACGCACCCGTGCGCAAGCTGGCCGCCATTAAAGCCGCTGAAATCGAAAGCGGCAACCAATATGCAGGGCAGCCGGAAAACACCGACAGCACACCGGCAGCAACACCGGCTGAACTGCAAACCTTGGAACATTACCAGGCGGCTATGTCGGCTGATTTGGCCAGCCTGGCCGTTTTGAAAGACGTGGTGGAAAAAGCCAAGGCCAAAGCCACCATGTTGCTGACCTACTTTCCATTCGTGCAAGCCTATGTCGATAAGGGCGATAACTACCCCAACGACATTGCGGTTCGGGTGTGCATCTGGCTGTTTGATACGCTGCAGATCGAGCAAGGCCTGGCGCTGGCGTTTCATCTGATCAAACAAGGGATTCATGTCACGCCGCCAGAATTCGACCGGGATTTGCAAACCTTTGTTTGTGATGCCGTGTATGACTGGGCCAATGCGCTGTTAAAGCGTGATGAATCCGCCAACCCGTATCTGGAAACCTTGGTGGCCACGCTGGATAACGAACAATGGTCATTGGCGCCACCCGTGCAAAGCAAATTGTACGTGATGTTGGCCAAGCATAAAAAGCGTGAAAACGATTGGCTGACTGTGCTGGCCTTGTGTGAAAAAGCCGAACAGGTAAATCCGGAAGGCGCTGGCGTGAAAGGATTGATGAAAGAAGCCAAGGACAAACTAAAACCGGTTGTTGATCAAGCCGATCAATAACTAAATAACTCCTCAAGCCCAGGCTGGCAATCACCTCTCGATACTCGCGACACCCGATGTTATCGAACGGTTGTTTTGCCTGGCACTAAATTGGATTGATCATGAGTTTAACCGGCAAGCCATCACTAACCACCCCAAGCCCGTTTGTAAACGATGGCTTTTGGTTTGATCTTGACCTGGGCGAACTGATGAGCCGGTACAGGATACCGGCAGAATACGACAACGAGGCCATTAAATGGGGCCTGACACTGGGCGTGGTGAATGTGAATATGGATCTGGAACCGGTCAAGCTGGCGATGATCGATATGGGACACGTCACAGCCGATGCGTATGTCACCGCAAACCCGGCTGATCTATCGGACAGCGACCGCTTTGTCATTTTGTACAGCCACGCGGTTTACAGCTATGCCAAAGCCCTATTGTTAAAACAGTTCAACAGCATGAACCAGCGGCAAGTAGCTGAAAACGACGTGAAAGATTTACCGGAAACAGAACAGTATTGGCTGGATCAATCGGCGCAAGCCGTGCAAAAACTGTTTGCCAAGATATTGCCATTAGACATTAAAACCGCGACTGCAGGCGCTCATGTGGCGTTGCTTTAATAAATAGGATATTGGAATGAGCGACATAAAACACAGACCGATCAAATCTGGCATAAAACAAACTGATTGGCTATCTGTTCAAGGCTCAATTGACGGATTGGGATCTGAGCAAAGAGTTCAAGTATTTCAATTGATGGGAGGTAACTTAAGCAACATTGTTTATGGTTCAAGCGGACCAATATCCTGGGATGACGATGGAGTTAGCTACACAGCCACCTATATCGGCGGCAATCTTGCAACAGTAACGGGCGGCGGGGTCGTTAAAACATTTACCTATAGCGGCGGTCAATTATCTGGCGTGACTGTGGGGGCTGCATAATGGCGACTAGATATGTAGACTGCACAGTTTCAGCAGGTGTGGGCACAAACACAGGCACAGGCACAGCTTTAGACCCGTGGACTAACGTAGCATCCGCTTACACAGCCGCGACGGCTGGCGATACGATTTTGTTAAAAACAACAAAATCAGCGCCGTTTATGATTACTGCCAATATTTCGGATACCAAAGGCGTGATTTTTGAACCGTGGGGATCGGATAAGATTTACATCAACGGTACAAATATGTCTGGGTCGTATGTGTTTCGGTTAGAACATGCCAATTCAGCGGC